GTGAGTGCTCGTACGAAGTGATGCGGATGGCTCTTGCAGGGGATGTTCCTGCTCAAATGCTTGTTCAGGTTTCGGTTAACCAGCAGGCCGTGATCGATGAGCTGGGGTTCATCGCTCGCCGACGCCAGCTCTTTGAAGCGTCAAAGTCGTTAGACTTCGAGTCGAAGCAGTACTACCCGAACGAGGATAAGATCGAGGATATCCTAAACTTTCCTCCAATTCTGCAAGCCCACGATACAACGCTTGTTCCGGGTGCCCAGCGGATGCTCGGCGACCTGAATAAGAAGGTAGACGGTTCGTACAAGTTTACGCACACCGGTATTAAGTTCTTGGATACTATGCTGGGTGGTGAGTGGTTACCGAAGACACTCAACATCATTATGGCCAAGCCGGGTACGGGAAAGACCGCACTGATCGGTCAGTCTATGCTTGAGATGGCTCGTCAGTACGAAACCCGCTCGTTGTTCTTTTCACTTGAAATGAGTAAGGAGCAGTTGATTAGTCGTTGGGTTGCCTACTTGCTGAAGATGGATGCCAGCAACCTTCAGTTCGGGCGAGTTACAAAGGAGCAGGCTGAGAAGGTCGAGCAGGCTGTTATGTATCTGCAGTCGCTACCAATGTCTGTAATTGACGATCCAACAATCAACCTGTCGACAATACGGAAAGAGATTCGGGATTGCGCTCGTATTGGCTGTAAGGTAGTCTTCCTCGACTACTTGCAAATTGTACGGCATTCTCCCACAGCTAACCGGAACAATGACCTTGGCGAGGTAGCTCAGACTTTGAAGGAAGCCGCCAAAGAAGCAAACATCGCAATAGTACTTCTTAGCCAGATGACTAAGGGTCGAGAGGGATTGGATGCAGTCAGAGATTCCGGTGAGGTGGCGCAAGTGGCAGACGCGGTTATCGAGATGGCGCCAATTGACGACCTCTCTGATGATTTGGGCAATCGGGCTATCAGTCTAAAGTTTCATAAAAATCGTAATGGGAAGCTCGGAGTGAGCACGGTGATATTTAATGGGAGTACGCAAAAGTTCAGCAGTCAGTAAGCCGATAACAAGTCCACAAGCCGCAGAGCAATTGAAGGCGGAGCGCCGAGAGCGTAACCGCCTCAATCGCCAGCGAGCAAATTTTGATCGCCATGGCCCATCCATCACGATTAGTAAGGCCTGGTTAGCGAAGATACATCGAGAGGCTCAGCAGATGAACGCGGTCTTCGGAATGCTCGTATACCGCTACCACGGAAAGCCAGACGACTTTGTTCTTATTAGGACTCAGGATATGCGAAAGGTGCTTAAGTCTCCTGTAGAAGCCGTCAGCGACCTGAGCTTTGATAATCCAAAGACAAAGACGTTTGCGATGCCCTTAGCACGTTCGCTCGTCTGCAAAGAAGGAACCGGATTAACTTGTGTCACAATTGACTTCGTGCTATATTATCTCATGACGCTAGAACGTTTTAAGGAGTTAATTGACGAAGTATGAAACCTAAAGAGTTTCCAGAACAGGCACTATTAGCACCCTTATTAGGCAACGAAGTGATCTTGAAGTTTGACGGGCTCGAGTTTCCTACTCGGTTACTAAGCGCTGAGCTTCAGAAACTGACTGGGCTAGCCAACCCGCCAGATAAGAGAATGAATGCTGAGGGTAAAATGTACACTCCTAAGTGCCTTCGTCTCGTTTGCGAGGCGGGGGCTCTTGTGATGTGTATAGAGGATTACAAGTTTGTGGCCGTGCACAAGGGTGTTGCCTTTATGTTCGACTCGTATACCTTGGAGGTTCGTCTTGCAAGTTAACATCGTAACTACGGTCACCGGTTTAATGGATTCGCTCGCAGCAATTAACATTCAATTGACTCGCAACCCTCGTCGTCTTTTAGTAGACACCGAGACTACTGGATTAGATCCACGGCAGTCTATGCTGCTGCTTGTACAGATTGCGACCTTTGAAGAGGTGTTCGTGTACGACTCTGCCGGTAGAACTGATTAAGGAGTTCAAGCCGCTTCTGACAGACCCGACAGTTATCAAGGTGTTTCAGAATGCCAGCTTTGACATCAAAGTCTTCTTTGCTCTGGGTAAGTACATTGTCGATCCGATTCACGACACGCGTGTTGTCGAGGCTCTGCTCACAGCAGGCATAGTGGGCGTACGTAACGACTTGGCGAGTATCGCTCAGCGTCGGTTGGGGGTAAGTCTGGATAAGTCTGTGCGTACTCAGTTCACTGACGGTTCTTTCTCAGGCATCAGTGCCGAGCAGATTGAGTATGCAGCTAAGGACGTCATTGTACTCAAGGACATCTTTACTCAGCAGATTGCAGAAGTTAAGCAGCATTCCCTGCAGCAACCATACCGGCTTGAATCCAAACTAACAAAGGTTGTTGCGATGATGGAGTACTTTGGCATGCCGTTTAACGCACAGCATCTCAAAGACATGGAGCCTACGTTCGATACGCTAATCAAGAATGCCGAACGCATGCTTCAGCGTATGGTAATCGAAGCCGGTGTTGCTGAGGAGATTGTGTTTACCCGCGATGGTTACTCCGCTGTGAACACATCGTCTACTCAGCAGATGCTGAAGTACTTTCACGCGGTAGAGATGGACCTGGACAATCTAAATGCTCAGACCGTGACCGAGTGGGATTTTAAGAACCGTAAGAGTGCTAAAAATCACACGGTCAGTACCTCAATGTTTGATGAGGATCTTGTAGAGTCTATTGAGTCTTACGGACGCTACGACAACTACAGGCTTAATTCCTATGCGTTTCTTGTAGGGGCTCGCAAGCTTCAGTCAACGTACGTTCGCGGATTACAGGAAATGGAAAACCCTGTAACTGGGCGTATTCACTGTACGTTTAATCAGATCGGCGCTGCAACAGGCCGGTTCAGTAGCTCTCGTCCGAACCTGCAGAACTTACCCTCCGATCAGAAGATGAAAGACCTGGGCATTCAGCAGAGCATACGACACGCCTTTGCAGTCAAGGGCGAAGGTCGCAGGATGATTATTGCCGACTACTCGACAATTGAACTTGTAATCATTGCTGATGCCAGCGGGGACCAAGGACTCATCGACAACCTGGACGACCTGCACACGTATGTAGCTAAGCACGTACTCAAGGTAGAGGATATCACAACGCAGAATAAGAAAGAAAGCAGATGACGATCAAGCTTGCTCCTGTGAATGCAAAGTACTCACCGAAGCAAGGAGAAGCAATTATTGAGCAGTGGAAGGCTATGTTCCCAGCTGCTACGCTGTGGCTTAAGAAGAGTGCGCGTTCTGCTGTTGTTAACGGCTGGGTGGCAGATAGCTATGGTCGTAAGCGTTTCTGGAACAGGGACGACTTCACGATGAAGTGGAAGAAAGAGGCAGCAGAGCGTGAGGCTTCTAACTTTCCGATTCAAGCCCTGTCTGCTACAATGGTCAAGTTGGCCCTTGTCAAGACATTTGAAAGGTTAGATATGAAAAGGGCTGTAATTGTCTCGACAGTCCATGATGAGATTATTGTGGAGAGTACTGTCGAGTACGCTGAGCAGGCTCGCCTGATTCTAAAAGAAGCCATGGAGGAATCTGCTCGCGAGGTTCTACCTAATCTCGGGAGTACGGTAATTGTGGATCCCGCTATATCTATGAAGTACGACAAGTAAGGAGAATGTATGCCGTTTACGATTGAGATGGAGATCAACGTTTTTAAAAACCTCGAACCGGATCCTGGGCAGCATTACGCGTGGGTAGCCCACATAATGCAGACTGAAGTCTCCTACGTTTTACAACCCGCTTATCAAGAAGGCATTGAACAATGAGTAAGAAGCTTAACCTGGACGGCATGTCTTTTGGGGACACTCCTCAGAATTACCGTTACTTCCCGTCGTCGATTCGCTCGCTCAACAGGGCACTGGGTAGTAGCAAAGGCATCAGGGGTGGAACTATCATGCAGTTGCTCGCTGAACCAGGGCATGGCAAGACCACGCTGGCTTTGGATTACCTGGCGCAGGCACAGAAGCGTGGCATTAAAGACGTGAGCTTGACCATTGGTAAAACTACGCGGACAATTAATTCTTTATTTGTCGACCTTGAACGCACGTTTGACACCGAGTATGCCAAACTGCTTAACGTGGACGTTACAAAGCTGCTGGTATATCGACCCGATTACGCAGAGCAATGCCTGCCTCAGATTGAGTACTTTCTCAGTTGCTAATCTATCGCCGATGGCCAGATCAGATAAGAAACCATTCGGTCCCCGGTCACTGCGTTACTTTAGCCGCATTATCTTAGACCTAGTTAAAGTTCGCAACGAGGAGGATAAGTCACACATTCAAGCGACAGTCTCCAAGAATAAACAAGCCGCTGAAGGACGACGCTGTGACTACCTTATGCTTAAGGGAAAGGGATTGGCGCCTGCTTACGACCTTATGTCACTTGCTCTGGAGTATGATATAATTCATAAGTCAGGGGCGTGGTATGAGTATCAAGGGCAGAAAGCCCAAGGTCTCGATAATTGTGTACTGACCTTTGATTTGGAATCCATAGCCAGTCAAGTAGACAAGTGCTTAGAGGAGGAACTCGGTGAGTGATTTAGAAACGTGGGTACAGAATTCGCCCGATTACTACGAAGTAACTCAAGCGTATAAAGGCTACGGTCGTTTGAAACAGATGATTATCCTTAAAGAACGTGACATTGAACGCGTTGAACAGCAGATCGCTGTCGAGGAAGATAAGCCACGCAGCAATGTAGCTCGGTCTCGGAAAATTCAGGAGACTTCGACGCTGCTCGATGAACTTGCAGAACTTAAAGCTCAGTTTGCTGAGCACGAAGCCTACGTTAAATCGCTAGAGTATCACAAATCTATGTTTGCGAGTGCCCTCCCTGAATTTAGTGCTTCGCGCTTTAACCTGTACAAGACTTGTCCAAGACTGTACAAGATGCAGTACAAGGAAGGTCTCGAGGGAAACAAGCACGTCTACACAGTGATGGGTTCTGCCCTGCACTACGCCATTGAGTCTTACTACGGCGGCAAGACAAACGCAATTCCCCTTTTCTCTTCTTACTTTAACGAGGCGATTGCTTCGGCAGTCGGGAGAGAGCGGGGTCTTGTAGCTTCTAATCTTATCGGTAAGGCTTCTCAACTCGGGCAGTCGATTCTCCGTGAGATGAACTGGGATCAGTTTAATCCGACTCACCTTGAGTACGGGTTTAAGTTGCCGTTTCCCACAGAAAACCCGCTTGTTCTTATGCGTGGTTTTATTGACATGATCACTGACGACGGTTGTATTATTGACCACAAGAGTGGTAGTAAAAAACCAACTGCTAACGAATTAGCAAACAACCCGCAGTTGCTTATTTACGTATGGGCTTATGAGCGCTTGTTTGGACACAAACCAAAGGCAGTTTACTGGCATCATTTGCGAACGCTTGAACTAGTGGAGGCAAAGGTGATGGTCGACTATGACGAGAAATTAAAGAAACTGGAGGAAACGCTAGTGCACATAATGAATGATACTGAGTTTGAACGAATCCCTCAAGGGTATTTCTGTAATCGTATCTGTGCTCATGTTGAGCTGTGCTGGCCGTCAACGAATTATGAAGAGTCGCCTTTTACTACGTGAGGTTTTTCGAGACTGGTTTGCAAACCGGTTAAGCGACGAAGACCGAATTAATATCGAGATGGTGGTTGCCGCAAACAGTCACTTTCTCACAGACAACCACCCACTAACACTGAAGATACTGAGCGATTGGTCTTCGGGTTACCTACTCCACGAGATCGCTCACAGGCATAATCTGCACGTTGGTGTAACCAGGGACATACTTATGTTCGCTTTTGAACTGCTAGGATGCAAACTTGACATAGACGATGGTAGTGTTCTACGAGAAGTACCCGCTCAGTTACATATAACGGCGCGCAATGTATTCAACGCTTACTATGATACGTTTACAGAACTTCCAGAGAGAGATCTGGAGTAACTAAGGAGTAATGATGAAGGGTATTTATTACAGTAACGGCAGCTACGGCATTCGATGGTGGGACAAAGAGCAGAAGAAGATGGTACACGGCGGTCGCTACCCCACACAGCAAGAAGCTGCCGATGCTCTAACCAAG